TCTTGGCGATATGACTAAATTTAAGGAGTGGAATCTTGAATCAAATGTCGATCTTCTTGTCGGAGGAACTCCCTGCCAATCATTCTCAGTTGCAGGACTTAGAAAAGGATTGGATGACCCGCGTGGCAACCTCATGCTTACCTATCTTGCCATTGCTAAACAATATCGCCCCAACTGGCTGGTCTGGGAGAACGTCCCCGGCGTTCTGTCCTCCAATGGAGGACGGGACTTTGGCAGCTTCCTTGGAGGGTTGGCAGAATGCGGGTATGGGTTCGCATACAGGGTGCTTGACGCTCAATATTTCGGAGTGGCACAGCGCCGCCGCCGTGTGTTCGTTGTCGGATACCTTGGAGACTGGCGAGCTGCCGCAGCGGTTCTTTTTGAGCGCCACAGCCTGTCAGGGCATCCTGCGCCGAGCAGAGAAAAGAGGGAAGACATTGCCGCAACAATTAAAGCAAGCGTTGGAACAGGCGGGGTTGACGTAGAACATCCAATGGTTGCTTGCAAGCAATGGCCTGCCGAAATCAGCAGCACACTTGACACAACCTTTGGCACAAAGCAAGGGCTTGAGAATCAGCACGTTAATGCTGGTTGCCCAATGTTTGTGCCAGCCTACGGCATACCTGGCAACTGGATTGGGCGCAAGCCTGAAAACGGTGGCAACGCAACAGAGCCGATGCATGACATTGCACCATGTCTGACAAAGGCTGATCAGCATGGCGTGGCTGCACCCATCACCTTCAGCGGTCAGACATCAAACCCGCAAACTGATGTGGATATGACGCAAACCCTGCAAGCCAAGAATCCGATGGCGGTGATGCAACCCACTGCATACAACATCGCGCCAGGCAAAGGCGCATTAAAAGATGACATCCATGTCACCGATGCTGATGCCACAAAGACTTTGGATGCGTCAGGCAGTAATCCTGCAATGCATCAAGGCGGCGCGGCAATACTTCAAGCCATGGCCGTCAGAAGGCTCACGCCAAAGGAATGCGAGAGATTGCAGGGCTTTCCAGACAACTACACCGACATCCAGCTAAAAGGCAAGTCAACTCCAGACGGCCCAAGGTACAAAGCCTTGGGCAATAGCATGGCAGTGCCTGTGATGGCGTGGATCGGTGAAAGAATTAAGCAATATGAGGAAATGGCATGACACATGAAAGACTTGTTGCAAACTCAATCCTTAGCCGACTCAAAGACGGTGAAGAATTTAGCCAATCTGTCATCCGAGCAGCGCTTATTGATGCAGGAGACCTTGCGCCAGACCGAGGCCAAGGACTGGATCAGGCGTTACAAGAAGAAGATTCGGGAGGAGGGGAAAGCCGAGGCATTAGCCTGGTGGCAGAAAACCTTATCAGACGTAGTAAAGCGGCGTGGGCAGAAAGCTGCTGATGATTTACGAAAGCGTATGAATGAGAGCAGCAAAAATTGACGCAAATCACGAAGCGGTTGTATTGGCGTTACGGGCGGCTGGCGCTACGGTGCAGTCTTTGGCTGGTGTTGGCAAGGGTGTACCTGATTTGCTGGTGGGTTATCAAGGCCAAACCCTTTTGCTTGAGGTTAAAGACGGCTTTAAAAGCCCGTCTAGGCGGCTTCTGACCGAAGACCAGCTAAGGTGGCATGGAAGTTGGAATGGGGGCGCATTGGCGGTTGTAGATAGTCCTGATGGGGCTTTACGCATATTGGGGGTGATTAAATGAGAAGCCTTGAGCAAAACCGACTAATGTGGGCTAACCTTGAGGACATTGCTCAACAAGTGGTCTGGTATGGTCAAAAGCTAGACAAGCAAGAGTGGAAAGACGTATTGACGGCGGGACTAAAAAAGCAAAAGATCGTGCCTGGCATTGAAGGCGGGTTTGTGGTCATTGGAGCAAGGACAAGCAAAATGAGCATTGCAGAAATGAACGAGCTGATTGAGTTATCCACCATGTTTGGCGCACAGCAAGGCGTTAAGTTCAGAGCACTTGAGGAATGAAATGCCCAGAATGCGGCACATGGACGATAGTCAAAGAAACCCGAACAAGCACTGGCAACACGCGCAGGCGGCGGCTGGAATGCGCCAACGAGCACCGATTCACCACACTGGAGACAATAATTGTTTCAAAAACACGAGTACGTCAGATCAAAAAAACTGCTGAAACTGGTGGCGGGGCTTGATTGCCAAGCCTGCGGGTCAAGCAACATGGTGCAGGCGGCACACACAAATTGGGGTGGGGGCAAGGGCAGGGGCATAAAGGCTGATGACAATCTGGTGGCTGCGCTGTGCCTTAAATGCCATTACGAGATTGACCAAGGCAAGGATTTAACCAAGGAAGAACGGCAAGAAAAATGGTTGGCGGCGCACATGGGTACGGTTCATGCGTTAAGCCAAGCGGGATTGTGGCCTGTTGACGTACCGATTCCAGCGTTTACAATAGAAGCGCAGTTGTCTCCTTTAGAGGGTCGGTGACCCTCTTTTTTTTGGAGCTAACAAGTCTGGAAGTTGGTGGGTATGAAGTCGGTCATGTGGCCTCTGAGGTGTGGTGTCTTGCAAGCCAGCCAAACCCAAGCTATTAACCCCGATGCTCCATGCGGATCGCAACCGCAACAGCTTTCAGTCTTGTTGGTGAAACAGCTAACACGCATGGGGATTGACTGGTTCATGTGGTTGCCGCTGAAAGGCTTGCGTCACCTCTGGTAATTCCTCACCAGTCCCCAGCCGTGTTGGTTCTGAGTAACGAAACTGTACGCCAGATACCTGACCAGGTGGTTCTGCAAACCTGTAGGTCGCAACGCTGGTCACCGACAACTTTAAGGAAAAGTATGAAAAAAGACGTTGCCGACTTTATTTCCACAATGTTTCACAGCAGCACCGTGACGCATTTCATGCACTTAGCCACTGACTCATTTTCAGTTCACATGGCGCTGGGGGCTTACTACGTTGAAATTGTTGACCTAGCTGATCAGTTTGCCGAGGCTTACGCAGGGTGCTACGAAAAGATCAAGGATTTCCCTGAGAACTTTCACAATGCCAAAGACCCTGTTAAGTACCTGACCAGCATCAAGGATTACGTTTACAAGAACCGTGAGGCATTGCCAGACGACACCCAGCTCCAAAATATTGTGGACGAGATAGCGGCGCTGATCGATACAACCCTGTACAAGCTGACGCTGAAATGATTAGAATATTTGCTGGCTATGACCCTCGGGAGGCTATTGGCTACCATGTGTTCTGCCAAAGCCTGATTGAGCGCACCGGCGAGCCGGTCGCCATAACGCCCTTGTACGGTACACAGCGGGACGGCACAAACGCATTTACCTACCAGCGGTTTCTTGTACCCTACTTCACCAAGTTTAGCGGCAGGGCAATATTCTTGGATGCCAGCGATATGCTGATGCTGTCCAATATTGACGACTTGAGCAAGCTGTTTGACCCGACCAAAGCAGTGCAGGTGGTCAAGCATGAATACCAGACCAAGCACCCAAAGAAATATATCGGCACACCGATGGAAGCGGCGAATCGGGACTATCCCCGAAAGAATTGGTCAAGTTTAATACTTTGGAATTGCGAACACCCAAGAAACAAGGTGCTGACACCGGAATTTGTAGACGACCAGACCGGCGCAGACTTGCATCGTTTCGGTTGGCTGCCCGATTCACTTATCGGTGACCTACCGAAAGAATGGAACGTGCTGATTGGCGAGCAGGAAAACAAAAACGCCAAGATAGCGCACTACACGCTGGGCATACCTGAGTTTGACCACTACCAAGACTGTGATTTCAGCAAGCAGTGGCACAATACCAAAAGCAGAATGCTTAACGGCTTGATCAAAATGAAAGAAATCGCTAATGCCTAGTCATTTGGCTTTTGTGCGCTGGTCAAAAAAACTTGAATACTGGCTGTACAAGGCGGTCTACGATAATTTTCACAAGCATTGCCTTATTGGTGACCAACCATTTTTCAGCAAGAAAACGCTAAGACCCGCCAAAGAGCTGGAGCTGGCGCACCCATTAATTAAATTTGAAGTGCTGAAGATTCTTGAGAGATACAAGGAATTGACACCGTTTCAAGTGATGTCGCCAGATCAGGAAAGCCTGTCAAACGATGACAAGTGGAAATTCTTTTTTCTAAAATGCGCCAACATCACGTTTAAGAAAAATGCCCAAATGATGCCGCAAACAATGGCAATCATTGACAAATACCCTGAGATCATCAGCGCCTACCTGTCAATTCTTGGGCCACACAAGACCCTAGAAAAGCATTGCGGGCCGTGGTCAGGCATTCTGAGGGCGCATCTGGGGGTGGTAATACCATCACCGGCAGACCCAGCCAAGAAACCGCACATTATTGTTGACGGGTTGAGATATGAATGGAAAGAGGGCGAGG